GTGGAAAAAATGTTTAGCATTTTATCATGATGGTATGTGGTGGGCATTATGTTATAACGATTGGGAAGAATATTGGTATAACCAAGACGAGTTGAATTCCGACTATAAACCACCCCTATACAAAGGGAAGTTTATGTAGGGGATGACATGACGATTTATCACATAGGGAGACAGTCTCTATCACCTAAGAAACGAAAAAGAACAAAGCGTATGTCCTGCGGCAATAAACAGAAATTCAAAAGTAGAAAGGATGCGTTAAAACGAGTCAAATACATGAAGAAAGATTTAATAGCATGGGGACGTAGATTTAACGTATACGAATGCCCTTGGTGTACCAAAGAGGAAGAAAGGAAATCTCATGGGAACACCTCTTAATACACTACAAGAATGTGTCGTAGAGGCTCTAGAAGACACGGGTCTTTCTAAAGAAGTCGCGTTGGCTATTGTAGATGTCTATTGGAACGATAGAGCAATAGATATCAATGAAATACTAGAAACTGTTGTTAGTAGCGTTACGAACACAATAGCGTGTCAATTGCTAGAGAGACGCGAAGCTCTCATGAAGTCAAACCCCCTTGACAACTCAACGAGGTCAGGAGTAGCGTGACTGATAGAGACTATGGATAATCATGTAGCACCACCTCTGGAATGGCATCCATATTATAGACATCTAACACATCTACTAGATTGGTTAAATGAAGACGGATCTTTTGCTAAACATGATTCAATTCATGTTCCACATTTACGTTTTCACAGAATTCAAACTAACAAAGACGATAACGACAACTCTATAATTGAGACACTAACTCTAACTCGACGCAAAGCAGCTGGCTTAGCGCCTTACGTAGGAAAACCATTTATTTATGAATGGAATATAGGTATAGATAGGTATGGTAGACAGATTGCAGGCGAATCTCACATTAAGTATATAGAGTAGTCTGTCAATCCCAGCCACAAAATCCTGTTGACAGCCCTACGTGGATGGAGGTACCATGGTAGATAGAGGTGAGGGACGGTCTAGGCTGTCCCTCCCAAGCCTCATTTCTAGCCGTGATACGGCGCTCTCCCTACTGATCTATAGGCTTGACGCGCGGTTGCGCGCCCTAGATCATTTCTCAGCTACTCTACTCACCTTAGGAGTAGTTTATCCATATAAGCTCGATCTCTTGAAGAAGAGATTAGAAAAAGTAAGAAATACTCTCATAGAAAGGCATTTAAATGCCTAGTATCAGTACTTTTTCTTTTGCTGTTCAGATTAATAATTACGACGAATGGGAACCAGATTTTGCTGAGCAGGCAGAAGATGGTGACACAGACTCGTATGAAGACTATGCAACGCAAGAATTGGAAAGAGTTATGCACGACGCAGGCAGTGAGTTTGTGAAAGCAAATCCAACTGTATTTGGTTCACATATTGCTTGTAGTGACGGTGCACTTTCACTTCCTGAAAACGACTAAGTAAACGAATGGGCTGCGCGCTTTGCGGTAGAGGATTCCACATAGAATGTAAAAAATGTAGACGAGATAAGTGTCACCCTGTAGCTACTCAATCTGCTAAAGAAATTTTAACAGGTAACGGTAGAGGTAGGCCGTTAAAAAACATAGAAGACATGAAAGATCCACACTCTACTGGTAGAAAGCGCGCAGCTCATTTATATCCTCTGTTTAAAGACTCGTCATGCGAATGGTCTCTAAAAGAAAATTGTGGTGGTGGATCATATCCTATAATAGGATGTACTAATGGAAAACAAGAAGCTAGACATCATGGCCCCGTTAAAGATACTCGACGGAATGAACCTGGTAATGTCCATAGGATATGTGCATTATGTCATAATAGATGGCATACATTAAACGATGAAGAATACAGTGAAGAAGTATACAGTAAAACATCTCACCAACCTAGGGAGGTACAGGATGACATAACTTTAGCGTATGATATTCTGTGGAAGACTAAAAAGTTAATAAAAGCTACAGGAGACTAGATGAAAGTAAGTTTTTCAGAAGTGTATGCTTGGCAAACATGTCAACAACAATTCTTCTATAAGCACAGTTTGAAGCTACAGCCTATCAGCACATCATCTGCTCTTAAAACAGGGATTGATGGGCACACGCTGTTAAAGACTTTCTACACAGCTATACAAGATGGTCATAGTAAAAAAGAAGCACTAAGCAAAGTAACAGATCTATTCAACGGAAAATTAACACCTGAAACAGTAATAGCTTTTGGATTAGTAGAAAACTACATAGCTGATCTAGACCTTAAAGGGAAGGCTGTAATAGTTGATAGACCTAATTATGTGGAGTTTCCACATTTAGGTATAACAGTGGCCTTCACGCCTGATCTGCTATGGCACTATGCTTCTAAGAGATTAGATCTGGAAGATTACAAATTTGTTGGTAGACTTTGGTCTAAGCCTCAATTAGCCAGATATGTTCAGCTAGACCTATACAATGCTCTATTAAGAATACTAGGCTATAGGATAGGCTCGTCTAAACTTCGATTCTTTAACACTACTACTAAAAAAGTATCACACAAAACATATGATCCTACACAAACTAGACTAGACAATATCATGAAAGAGTTCTTGGCTATAGCTTTAAAAATAGCGGAGTACAAATCTCTTTCTCTAGATGAGCAAAAAGAACAGACAGTACGAACGTTCAATTATACCACTTGCAGGTGGTGCAAATTCACTTTTCCCTGTGATCTAGAATTAGACGGGAAAGATGCTACTAAGACTTTATTAAACGAGTATGTAAGTAGTGATTACGGATATGACAATAGCGAATAATGTTATCGGAATAACTGGAACTAGGCGAGGTATGAATGATAATCAAAGAGCAAGCTTTACGGCAAGAATATCCCAAGCAGATCTGAAATCCTTTCATCAAGGATGTTGTGTCGGCGTAGATTTTGAATCTTGTCAGATAGTAAGGCAAATACATAGAGACAGTGTAAGGATCTTCGGACATTTACCAGAGAATAAAGAACTACTAATGGATCCCTTATCTGTGTGTGATTTCTTATACCCCCCTGTATCGTACTATAAGAGAGATAGAAACATAGTAAGAAGAGTTAGTGTTCTTTATGTTATTCCTCTCAGTTTCGTACCAGAACCTAGAAGTGGAACTTGGTATACGATGAATTTTGCTAGAAAATTGAATAAACCTGTAGTTATATTTTGGCCTGATGGCACCATTTCTTATACGTAAACTCATAGCCCTTGACATCCACTTATTTCTATGCTACACTATCTAAGGAGGCCAGATGACAAACTATGCAATTGAATATTTAGATTTAGATAACCCAGATGTTTCCTTGCCTGTACACCGTGCTACTGTACTATATGGAACTACAGGTAAACGCAAAACTACTGGTGCTTGCGAAATGATATTAGATAGAGGAATTCTTGTTTCTGCCGATAATTCATGGATAGTTTTACAAAAGAACGTTCATAAAGACCTAAGAAAGAAAGTCAAACTGGTAAAATACGAGGGATTATCTCAATTAGAGTATTTGGATGTGTCTGGAGATGTTTATGACACGATCATTTTAGATACAACTACTGCCATGGTGGATTCTTATCTAGATATGTTATACAAAGAAGCATCTTGGGGAGGTAAGTATAGAGAAACTATATCGAGTAAACACCCTGACCTAAGGGGACTATCCACTACAGCTCCTATAGACTATAAAGTAACACGAGATATAGTGCGACCTATTGTACTTAGCTTAGTAAAAGCACCAGTGCACGTTATCTTTACAATGCATGTTAATCATCCATTAGCTTTATCAAAAAATCCTAACCCTAAAGATTTAATGCTAAGACCTAGATTGCCAGAAGCGACATGGGGTGTTATAGCCGAACAATCTAATATTATAGGCTATATTGATGGAACGGATAATGCAAAAGGATTTAAAATTAACATGGACGAGAAATCGTCTTTGTATGTAGGTAAAAGTCAAATCGAAGGTATCTCAGGCCAAATGGATCTTGATAGATTCATTAGATCATACAAGGAGACACTCTAATGGGTATTTTTGGAAAACTCGATGCAGATAGAATTCCCGACAATCCTTTCAAGATTGATGCAGGAGAGTACCGGGCGTTGATTACTGGAGCTTTTTTCCAGTATAATGAGAAACGTGATATGCACCAGTTCCTCATTGTTTACACAATAGACGATGAGACTTCGAAATTCCATGGTAAGGAAGCCCGAGACTGGTTCAATTACTATCCTGACATGGACGAAGCAACTTACGAAATTCTTCCTCCTGCTGAACAGCGCAAATTTGACGAGGCTAGCAGTGCCATTAAACGACGCCTCTGTGGTGTGCCTAAGTTGAATCGCAAAGGTTTAGGAATTGATCCAGCAGACCTAACTCCAGACTGGAATCCAGGAGTTCTTCTTAATACTCCTGTTGATATCGGTATTGTAAACTCTGGTGACGATAACGAGTACACCAATGTTCAATGGGTTAGTGTGATCGAAGACTGATAGTACAAAATAATACGCAGTTAAGATAACTGCGTATTATTGGGACAATAGCTCAGCTGGTTAGAGCAGTCGACTCATAATCGATCGGTCGGGGGTTCAAGTCCCTCTTGTCCCACTGGAGGAGTGTCGTTACGGACGCTCGGCACTCCTCCTCTTTTTAGAAAACCATTAGACAGAGAGAAAGAGTGCTTAATGCTAAAATTGGATTTGGATGAAGTTAATAAACTGAAAGATTTTAAATTCAGTTTATCTGATCGTGACTGTGGCGAAGTCCACTTGATATTGTATCATTCTTATTGTCAAAAAACAGAATTTGGCAGTTTTACTGGAGTTGTAAGTATTTTAGAAGCTCTATTAATGATGAATAAGCACAAGTGCCCTCCTGTACTTTATGCTGACACCAAAGATGAGATTTTAAATAAAGTGTATGAATGTTACGATTGGGATGGCACTCTCAACAAAGAACGATTTAAAATACTAAGTCACGATTCACTAACATAGAAAGAGACGCTATGCTTAAATACACAGATCACGAATTAATTTCCATGACTCAACAATACACTCAAACACGTGAAGGTGATTTCATTTGTCATTTAGCTTTCAAAACCATAAATGAACAAGTTAGAAATGGACGTGATTGGGCTAAGTGTATGGAATGTGGAAAGCCTTATCCCTTAGATAGAGAAGGCGCAACTCTCAGTTTTTGTTCTACATCGTGTGAGAATAGCTACGCTAGCTACCTTGAGGGAAGTGTCGCTCTAGATATGTAGGGGGTGAATTGACTAATGATGCTTCTGTAATGGGTATAGATGCCTTTGTAGAAGAGCTATTTGGTGCCGCTGAGGGTATTGTATACACCCCTTACAGATTTGGCAAGAGATTTTATCAACAATTCTATGACTGGCCAAATGAAAAGGATAAATTACTAGAACATTTGCATAACTATAAGGACAGAGAGATTTATATTTCTCCGTCCTTATTTTCCAAGAGGGTAATCAATCCAGACACTTTCAAAGGTACTAATGTACTTTGGACAGAATTTGATGGCACTTTACCTCCTCAAGATAAAATCTTAGTACCTCCGTCAATACGAATTCAATCTAGTTTTCATGGACATGAGCATTGGTACTGGCGGTTAAATGAATTTGTAACAGATCATAATCGAATTATAGATCTGACTAAACGACTAGCGTATTTTCTTGAAGCTGACTTGTCTGTATGGGACTATGCTTGTGTATTAAGACCTCCAGGTACACGTAATCAAAAGCGTAGTATGCCTGTAAAGACATTAGAATGTAATGATACTATATATGAGCTAGAAGCTTTCGGAGGATTTCCATTAGCGCCTAATCGTATAGATATATCTATTAATAAAACTACATTGCCTCAGCTACAGGAGCTAATAGCAAAATACCCATGGAAAGGAGATGCCTATGAATTGATTACAAAAAAGGTAGAACATCCTCATCGCTCAGAGGCATTAGCTAGATTAGCCTTTGAATGTGCAGAGATGGGTATGGCTAATGCTGAAATCTTTGTTATTCTAAAGGACGCTGCTAATAGATGGGGAAAATTTAACAACAGAACAGATAAAGATAGGCGTATTGAAGGGCTTATAAGCTATACTAGAAGTAAAAAGGCTGCCCAAGCTGAAATAGTTGACACAGAGACTGTCATTTACAGAATGAGAGACTTTCTTAATACTAAGATTAATCTTAAATGGGTAGTAACTAACTTGATCCCTGTAGCTGGATCTTCTGTTGTGTTTGGGCCATCAACAGTAGGTAAAAGTACATTTGCTCTACGACTTGGAATCGCAATAGCTACAGGGGAAAAACAGTTTCTCGAATGGCCAATCGAACGCACGCAAAAAGTGCTATTTACATCATTAGAAATGCCGCATGACGAACTCAACTACTTTATTAAACAGATGCAACTCACTGATGAACAGATAGATCTATTACAAGAGAATTTCTTTGTGTGGCCTATAGGACATCCGTATCCGTTTGATACTAGAGATCAACAGAGTGAAGTATTAAAATACATAGACCAATTTAAAATAGATTTTGCTATTATTGACTCATTAGGAGAAGCATCGTACGGCTCAATTAAAAGTACAGATGATATGAAACGACTATATTCATTTATGAATGAGGATTTGCGAAAGGATCGAAAATGTGGCTATATGTTTGTTCACCACCCTAGAAAACCCGGAGTTGGCGAGAAAAACACTGATGACTTCAATGAGGCTTATGGTGATAGCTATATTATCAACAGAGCTCAGACTGTTATTGTTCTAAGTCCTCTCAGTGGAAACAGAATTAAGGTGAGTATCCCTAAATCCAGACTAGCTCTGGATCAGAAGTCATTTCAAGTTGTCAGGAAACCAGACAGGAGTTTTGAGCGTGTTAGTACTGACAGAGGGAAGCCCACCGCGCAGCAAGAGAGACATGATGAGCTTCTTAGAGATAGTCCAGGGATCCTCTCATTCGGAAAATCATCTAGCGCACGTAGCAGTGGACACGGAAAGTGACCATGAAATAGACCTATTTTTAGGTTTATCACTGGCTGTAGCTGGTTACGGGATGTACTTTCCTATAGGTCATTTAGAAGAAGATGTTAACATAGATGATGAAGTGTATGAATGTGCCATAGACACTATTAAAAATCATAGATTAAGAGTTTTTCAAAATGCTGGATATGACCTAATGGTATTTGAAAAATTAGGTGTGAAATTAGATGGACCGTTTGCTTGTACTATGATAATGGCACACATGGTAGATGAGAATTTACCTTCTAAAAGTTTAGACTCATTACATAAAGTTTTTGTTCCTAATGGCGTAGGTAAAATAAGACATCCACTGATGCAGCACATCATAGATACTATGGGCTGGAGGTACGTCCCTGTGTATTTGATGAATGAGTACGGAACTCAGGATGCGGTAGCCACATCAGAATTATTTATGGTTCTCGCTCCCTTATTTGAAGCGCAATTTGGAGAGATGTTCAGTGGTTGACGTCGTAAATACACCACATGTGAAAGTACTCACTGTAATAATGTGTGTACATTGTAAACAGTTCTATGCCGGGACAGATGAATCTGGTAAACAGGAAATGCTACGACATTTAAGACTAGCACATGAGGTTAACTCTAGTTCAGAAAGTGTCATAGCAGAACTAGAAGGTATCCCGTGATCCAGTATACACTACGTATACACTGTGAATGTTCTTTTGTGTATCCCCTTGACGATATACAAATGCATTTAAGAGATAAACATAATATTCATACTGATATATGGGAAGAAATAAAAGGATTAGAGATTTTTACTAATATTAAGAGAGAGTTTACTGATGCAGAAAGAAGACCTGGCATGAATGTATATTGGCTTCATAAAAAATTGATTGAGCTAGAAAGTGAGGCTAACTTTTGGATTGAGAGCATGGGTGCAATAAGTGAAGCTATAGAAATTAGAGAAAATAAGCTATGTAGAAATCTGAATACCTTACCTGAGAACATAAAGGCGGCTAAGAAGGTAAATACTGATTATCAGAATGCTGTGTCTAAGTACGAATTTGTACAGAAGGAGACATTGCGACTTAATGCTCTGCTTCAAGCAGAAATATCTTATCAGTATCACACTTTGAATACAGCGATAAAGGGAAGCGTTCTATAATGAAAATTTTTTATGATACAGAATTCCTTGAAGACGGTCAAACAATTGACCTGATTTCTATTGGAATGGTGACTGCAACTGAGGAAACACTTTATCTTATCAATAAAGATGCTCCTTGGGAACGCATTATGCAACATAAATGGTTAGTACAAAATGTACTTCCTCATTTAGATTTTAATCCTTTTGTACTACAGCCGATTGAAGTTATTGCGGAAAGAGTAAAAAACTTTATTCTGAAACAAGAAGATCCAGAACTATGGGCATGGTTTGGTGCATATGATCACGTGGTTTTAGCTCAACTTTGGGGCTCTATGGATAAGATGCCTAAAGGAGTCCCTTATTGGACTAATGATTTAAGACAAGAATATCACCGGCTTGAAGTCGATCACAAAGTACACCAAACTCCATCTTTACTTGATAACGAGCACCATGCGTTGTCAGACGCAAAGGATCTTATGCGAAGATTCAACTTATTAGAGACTGAAATTGCATCAGGAACCTACGAAGGTGCTTCGCTATGATAAAAGCTCGTATGAATGTCTGGGTTGAAATTGAGCTTAATCCGAATAATTATCAGAATGTTGAATGGCCTCCAGAATCAGGACAACTAAAAAATCTAACTAATCCTCAAGAAATGCTAGATTTTGAGAGAGATAAAATTAAATCAAACAATATTGATTTATACGAATTCATGGATCTAGCAGGTGTTCCTGATGAAAATATTACTTTTGAATTAATTTCAGGTCCATCAGACGAACTTATTGATACTGAATTACCGGGTATGTGGGAGACCGCTGATCTCGTAGGAGGTATGACAGATTCGGAAGGTGCCAATTGATAAGGAGAACTCCGTTGACTACAGAACCATCAGGTAAAGATCCTGGTAATACTCCCATTGAGGAGTTGGTAGAGCCTATGACCGAAGATGAAATTAACGAAATTAGACAGCGTCTTGAAAACGAAGAAACAGTACTAACTGATATTCCTTCTATTGCTGATGATGAGAAATGACAACAGTAGCTGCTCCTATTGTTGAAGAAGAAATGGATGATTGGGAAAAACTAGGAGGCACTGATTTAGGTATTGTAGGAGATCTTAATCACAATTATGGATTTCATTTAGGAGCTAATAGAGTACCTCCAGAAGATTATTCAAGGTATAGAGATCCTAATGGAGCATTTGGACCATATATTGATTGGGATTACGCTTGTGCAGGAGATTTTGGTCATTCGTTTGAACCTAAACTTATGACTTATCATAGAAATGTATTAAATGGCTTGATGACTGGTAAACATCCTATGATTTGTGAATTCATAGGAAAACCGTGGGAAGATCGTCCTGTATACTATTGGGCGAGATGGAATGGCATCACAACGCTACAGAAGTATACGGGAGTGGGCCATGATAAGTGGTCACACATTTCATGGTATCGCTCAGAGGTAGACAAAAAAGCTAATCTATGGGTTGGGGGACACTTGTCTATTCTTAATCTCAAAGTAGGAGACAAAGGTTCTGCTGTTAAGCTTTTACAGGAACGCCTTGAAAGAGCTGGTTACCCTGTAATGGTTGATGGCAAAGCACTGAACGTAAGTGCGAACGGTGGAGTGTTCAATTTAGCAACTAAAACCGCAATGAACAAATTCCGTGCTGCACATAATTTACCCGCTCTGGATTATGTCTCTTACTGGACTGCTGTAGAATTAGAAGATTCTTCTAAGAGGATCGTCAGTAATCTTAAACTTGCCACTGAACTTAGAGCAAGAGCCATAGCAGAAAATGTAGCAGATATTACTGTAGATAGTCTTCCTGATTTTGTATTAGCAAGTGAAATGAAATTGCTTATTGCAGAAGCAGTTGAACAGTACTTTGCAGCTCATAAAGACTCTCTGCGAGGAGAGCCTGGTACTATTGAATTGGGTACTGAGATCACTATAGAAAACATAGGAAAAGTTACTAAAATAGTTAACGAGTAAAATGCAAAATATCAATTGGATAGGCATAGCTATTATTGTAGGAGTCCCTTTACTTGTCTGTATATTATGGCATTTTGACGAATGGCTGCCATAAGGAGTAAACATGAATTTCGGAGCAGCAAATAAGAGTATTAATCTCAGTTCAGCAAATAAGAGTATTTATGGTTTTATTGCTTTTCTACTAGCGTCGTTTGGTTTAGACTACACTAACGCGAGTTGGTGGCTTAAAGTTATAACTGCAATCGTCACAGCTGGTGTAGTTTACTGGAGTCCTTCCAATGCTCCAGGAACTCTTCTATCTAAACCAGATAATACTATGCTAGAACAGTAGTTTTAATTAAAAATAGTGTGGTCAAGTCGCAGGTAAGAGGTAATCACTGGGTTTCATCGGCAGGCGTACAGCGTGACAGCTATTCCTGAGTCCGAAAGCAGAGAGCGACTGGTCCCAAGCCCGCCCGCTATTAAACAAAATAGCATAAAATTCTGTGTTTAGCATATAATTACACATCCGGTGCTGAGAGGGCAGTCTGGCCCCCCGTCAGGCATCGGCCCGCCCTGCGTGGTCCCCGGTGGCAGCCTAACTAGGCAAACGGATACCTCAGGTAGGGTCTGCCTTGTCTGTCTGTCTGCGTGGCCCACAGGTCGGTCTACGACACATCCTAGTTGATCTTGTAATAATAGAGGAGGTACAAATAAGATGTCAAAAGAACGAATTGTTTTAATGAGACACCCAGATCATTTCAAAGAAGCTAAGAAGAAGTTGAAGTTTGATCCAGATGCCATTCCAGATATTGAAATAGAATTTAGATCTTGGGAATTGCCTCTAGAAACCACTATGAGTATTGACACTCAGATAGCGATGTTGCAAGACACTATTGCTAATAAAGCTAATAAGATTGATACTAGCTTATTTTCTATTGACGAGTTATTTGACACTATAAATAAGGAGAATGTAGGTGAGTAGAAAGTATGTCGTAGGAGTAGTCACTTATCACGGGGATGAAACAGCGACACAGCAAATATGGATAGTGTCAGCAGCAATTGCAGCCGCTGTGACATCATCACTAGGCAAACCCGATGCCGATACAATGATGAGTAAGAGTGACATGGATAGAGTGCAAGAAGCTATGTCTTCCGCTCCTACTGTATTTAAGGATGAATACACTATGACATTTATCTGTGATTCATGTAGAGTAGGAAAACATGAAGAGTGTCTAGGAGGTAACAGTTGTGACTGTCAACACAGAAGCTAATAGTATTTTTAATGTGTGTACTTCTTCAAGTCCTGAACATGATTCTATAGTATGTGAGTGCTATCTAGAAGAAGATCACAGCACAAGACATAAATGTAGATTATGTGGCTACTCCTGGCTAAATAAAGCTAAAACTTTAATAGATTTTCTATTAGAACGATTTACATTAAGAGAGAGTTTAAAATCGGAAGAAGTGCACAGCAAGAGAAGAATAGTACTTCGTTGGCAGAAGTTAAGCAAAGAATTTCATATTATCAAAAATGAACTTTCTGCAAGTGAATTTTCATTTAGGTTAGTTGAACTAGACACTTACAGAGGAGTTGGAGTCGATCTTGCTTCGCCGTACGTCTGTCATTATGATTACAATAAGGAATGGGAACAGAAATAGTGACTACATTGTGGGAATGGGAAATGGCCCGTATCCGCATGTTAGCACGCATCAAAGATAATGGCATCAAAGTTGATAAAGAGTTCTGCAAACCTCGTATCATCAAAGGTCAAGAAATCTGTGCAGATATCAAGTATAAACTAGGATGGAATCCAGGAAGTACTAAACAACTAGGTGAATTTCTGCTAGATGAAATGAAATACCCTGTACTAGGGAAAACTGAAAAAGGCAATCCTTCATTTAATAAACATGCTATGGAAGAATATGATCTTCTACTAGAACACGATGGTTCTAGTGTTGCCCAAGATGTATTCCGTTACAGGGGGTGGCAGAAAACAGTTTCATCTAATTATATACCCTATATAACACTTTGCGACAAACGTGATATAATCCATCCTAGTTATATGGCACATAGAGCGAGAACAGGAAGAGATTCATGTGAAGATCCGAACCTACAACAAATTCCGAAAGAGTCTGAAAAAGAGTGGAATGGTGACCTCAAACAAGCATTCGTTCCTAGAGGCTATTTGGATCATCTGTCTTACATCGGAGACACAGTACTTGTTGAATTCGATTTCGCCCAACTTGAAACACGAGTAACTGCCGCTGTAGCTAAGGTAAGAGAACTTTTAGAAGCATTTTGGGATGACGTTGATGTATTCCAAGTCATGGCAGATACGCTTGGATGGACAAGGGATAGAGTAAAATTATTCTTCTATATGACTATTTACGGCGCTGGTGCTCGTAAAATGAGTCTAGTCTTCAAGATAAGCTTTAAGGAAGCTCATAAAATGATAGATGAATTTTATGAGAGATACCCTACTATTAGAACTAAAGCTAAACTAGCTGCTGCATTCGCTAAGCAAGATAAATTTATAGAATACTGGACAGGACGTCGACGGCATTTTCCTTCTGGTGATTACCATAAAGCATTTAACGCAGCCATCCAAGGCGGTGCATTTGAGATAGTCAAGAGATCAGGGATTAGACTAGAGTCTAAAATTCCATGGCCTCTTGTGCTTACTGTTCACGATAGTTACACAGTGGAGATGCCAATAGCACAATATAATGACGACACTTGTAATATGATTAAAAGCATTCTTGAAGATGTTCCAGAATCTAAGGAAATGGGAGTACCTTTCAAAGTATCGTATAAGAAATGGGGAGAGAAATCATGAAGCTTAGAAAAGATGTTTCAGATTTCATCGAAAAATTAGATGGTAAAAAAAGACTTCATACGGATGCAGAGTTTCGTTATAGAACAATTCTATCAAATCATCTTATTGAAGGATTCGAAGATTCTATGAAACGTGCAGGTATCAATAAAGAGCTGTCTGATCAGGCACTAGCTATATTCTGGAAAGCTCTATACGATGCAGAAGAATATAGGATAGCAGTAAAGAGAATGTATGAACAAATGGATATATCAAATAAATTTAAAGGACTCTTAACTGAAATGGATAATAACTAATGGCAAACATAACTGATCCTCCTAGTAAGCAAGATTCTTATGAACTATTGAGACTAGAGCTTATACCTTGCGTTTATAATACTGTAGTAGCAGAAGGTGCAAAAATATATAATGTCGACGTTACAAAAGTAGCAGATGTTATTGCCAAAGAGATGCTATATAGCATAAAATATGACATATTAGGAAAATCATTCAAATCTCAGACTATCACCGAATCAGTATCTATAGAAATACCTGCTACATGGTGGCAGCATTTTAAATTTCGATACGAGCACAGTAAATTGTTTAGTTGGTTTGTTAAGAAATGGCCTGTACAGTTTTATTTGTATGAAGAAGAAATGTTGCTTAGATTTGATCCTAAACTTCTGTTTATTGAGAGTAAGGTGGATATGCCCACTATCTCTGAGTTAGGCTCACCTAGTAGATATTATGAAGTCGTTTCTTACCAGAAACGAGATATCGGAAATGATAGCTAATAAACTCCTCTACTGTCCGGAATGTGAAAAAATAACTTGGCATTTAATGACCCTTGATGGTTTTCTAGAATGCGTTAGATGTTTAAGGATTATCAAAAATGACTGATGGACAACTAATCGGTATGTGGTGTGATGCGTATATAAATATCCAAAAAGAGATCAAAGAATTAAAAACTAAAAAAGAGAAGGTACCTAGATGGCTGTTAGACGATCAGAGACTCTATAAAAAGAGGATAACAGAGTCGTTGAGGGAGTTGAAACTCATAAAATGAGCCAGCTTACCTATGTAGCTGTAGATCCGGGAGAACATATAGGGCTAGTAGGATATGACGAAAAAGGGAGTCTTCTTTGGATACAGGAAATACTAATAAAAGAGCTCACTGATTTTATGAGCAAATGGTCTCCAGCACCGAAAAAAATGATTGTGGAAAGATATCGTCCTTATCCTGGGAAAGAACGAGCTCATACATATTCTGATCTTAAAACTGCCCGTGTTATTGGTAGATTAGAGTACTATGCAGAAATGCATGGCGCAAAAGTCGTATTCCAAGGGGCAGACATTAAAGCATTAGGATTTAAATACCTTGGAGTAAAGGAACCTCCTAGAAGTGATAAACTTATGAATGCTAAAGTTGCACACGCACACGGTACTTACTATCTTGTTACTAAAGGCATTCTAGATGGAGCAACACTGCTGAAAGAAAGTAATAAAAGGAATAACTAATGCCCCAGGAATTATTTGAACAAATACTTTGCCTTGTGATCTTAGTAGGTATGATTATCTACTTCATCATCAGCGCTATTAGGGACTAAATAATGACAACTAATGAAGGACATAACTGCCACTTTTGCGGTACTTTCATAATCGACGGTAAAGAAACTAACGGTGAACGTCACTGGCTAAGCGACTGTAGACCAGACTTAGTTAAACATGAAATTGGCGATAAATGCACATGGCCTTATAAAAGAGAAGAGGGAAAAGAAACTGAAAGTTGTTACGGTTATCAAGAAAAACCTTTAGGGCCATTCACTACTAGTCACTCACATTTTTATCCAGACGGTCCTATGTAGGAGGAATTAAAAATTACTGTGAAGAGGTGTCCTTGGCACTGGACAACACAAGACGGCGTACAATTTTCCTGTGAGAGCATAGCCAACCATCTTGCTGGAAAGATAAGTGGAATGCATTGGAGAGGTTCTCCACCTGATCGGGTAATCTGGTATGAAGAAGACCCTATGGCTTGGAAGGAAAACATAATGGATAATTCTTTTAGTAACCCCAAGATTCCTGACAATCCGAACACCCATGACGTCCCTGACGTTGAGACTTTTCTTGAAAGAATGATGGAGCATAGACATCCCTCCGTTGCAGAAAAATTGCAATTCTTTCACTATTCTCATTTGCCAGAACCTCTTATGAATATTTCACAACACTGTGCTGTCTTGGCATTAGATATGTGCAATAATCTTCCAGACACTCCACAGTTGTCTTTAGGACTACAAAAGCTTCTTGAGGCTAAAGACTGTTTTGTGCGAACGGGTATTACTGCACTAAACGATTCTAGGAAAATATAGATTTTAGCTCATAAAAATACCCCTGTAGCTATTAGCTACAGGGGTATTTTTATCGGTCTTTAGGACCTTTGTGAAAGAATTTAAAGAAATCATCTAATCTGGTGTTGGCTTTATCGGCTGACACCTTCGCCTCCGTACCAATAATTTTGGCTTCTAGTGAAGTAACTGTATTAGTAGATACTTTGTCGCCAATAGCATCTAATTTGTTTTCTATACTAGTCATTCTATGAGCAGTTTCTTCTGAGAGAGTGCCTACGGTACCTCCATTTTTAGTTTGTATTTCTTCTTTAATTTCCTTTGATTTACTTAATGTCTTTATAGTAATGATGGAACTGGCAAATAAAGCTAACAAAGTAACGACGCCTATAAGAAATTCAATAGAACCAGACAATGCATCTATCATCTTGGATTGACCCACTGTCCATTAACTTTTATCCCATAATGTAAATGCGGACCTGTACTAATGCCAGTACTTCCGACGTATCCTATTAGTTGTCCTCTACGCACTTGTTGTCCTGACTTAACTACATTTTTAGAGTTATGCCCGTAGAAGGTTTGTATACCTCCTCCGGCGCTTAGTAAAATGTTATTACCGTAACCACCGCCCCAACCAGAAAATGACACTACTCCATCATGAGTAGCGTATATAGGACTACCCATCGGAGCTGCCATATCTAATCCCTGATGGAATGTAGAAGCACCTGCTGTTGGGCGGTTTCTAGGTCCAAATCCAGAAGATATTGAATAATTTTTTAAGGGCGATCCGTAATCTCCTAATTTACCAGTGTTTGCAAATTGAATTGCTGCTTGCCTAGGAGATGCGTTTCTACTAGCAGACTCAGCCGCTGCCTTAATCGCTGCTTGCATTTTAGCTAACTCAGCTTGTCTATTTTTTTCTACCTGATTAGCAACTCTTTGTTGCATTACATTAGTACCGGCTGAACTTATGTCTCTAAGAGTTCCTATATCTTTATAATACGCACTAGGATCAAAAGGCTGTCTATCGATCTGAAATGCCATAGGATCTCGTCGTACTTTAAGCTGTCTATTAGCACCACTATAGCGTTGCATTAGCTCTTGTATCCACATAGGCGCTTGAGTAGGTTGCGTCATTTCAAACGCTCTCTTTCCTCTTTACCCATGCGCTGCAATAGCTCTCTAATTTCGAATTGCGCTTGTCCTTTGTACGGACCAGTGCCTGTGATCAATCCACCAGAAACTAGCCAGTTAGTTAGTTGTTCTGGATGGTAAGGTTCATCAGGTCTAGTCTGTCCAGTTATTCTAGCGCCTATTCCTACTGGTGGAACTTGCTGTAATAGATGTCCCGCAACTCCACCTTCTACTTCTTCTAACGGAATATCGAGAGCAGTACGTCCTGTTAGAAGTTCAATAGGAATTCTAGCAGCAGGAGTAAGACCCGATAATAAGGACTGTTTAGGTTTACCTATCTGTGTTAACTGATCTATTAATGGATTAGTAGGGTTAATAATGACATAGCCTGGAGCATCTCCTCTCCAAGTTTGCTGTCTTCCTATGCCAGCTAATGGATGGTCTGGAGGGATTACTGGTCCTACGCCTTTTTCTTTAATCCAGTCTGGAAACATCTGGTCTACAGGGAAAGGATTACCTGGTCCTTCTGATTCTATGCCTGTTAGAGTTTGAAGATTAGACATAGCTTTAGGGAAAGCTAAACTAATGTGTGGACGCATCACTGCGCCTTCTAATACAAGAGGAGTAGCTTTCCTAAGCCATGAATAGAATGGAATGATTCTACGCATAACTGATTGTTCAAATCCTGTTAAGTCTGAGCCATCTGGATGAAATTTTTTAACTCGACGTCCCGCTATTTCTATAGCTTCCTTTAGAGTTTTAGATCTACTTTTACCTAGTACATCTATAAAATGCGCTAAACGAACAAAGTGATCTCTTAATTCTGATGCCTTAGCGGCCGTCTGATGCACTCTTCCGCCAAAAGGTGCAAATTTCTGTCCAAAAGTTCCAAAGGCTGCTTCTCCACCTAATAAATCCTCTAGTGTAGCTGCGCGTAATAGGAATCCTTGATTCTCTGCTGCTTGGTATACCTGCTCTGTAGTCATTTTTAAACCAGATCTGGTAGTCACTAAAACTTTACCTGGTCTAGCTCTCAGAGCAGCGTCCCTTAAAGCAGGATCCATTATATTAAGAACATTCTCTATATCTTTGTATCGACTATTGAATGCATGTAGTACCTCTAGCGACTTCTTGTATGGAGTTGTTGTTATAACACCATCTAGAGTAGATAAGAAAATATCACCATTAAGGTTTCTTATATGATGGGATGGAGAATATATAGTGACACCAGTTTTCCACATTCTTTGTACTTTATCAAATATCTGTAAGGCCGGACCGCCGTAGTGGAATTTGTCTGTTTCTAATTGTTTCCAAACAGCGTTCAATTGATCTGCTATCTGCTTAGGGAAGTAGAATCCCTGTAGCCTATCTATACTCACAGGGTGTCTAAATTCACCTGTTTTAGTAGGCAATCCCCATCGTGCAGCCGCATCATCTAACATAGCTACTTTACGTGTAGCAAGTTGTAAACTTCTAGTTAATTGGTATATGGCTTCCGAAGGATCTTTAACATTCCATTCTTTCCATGAGTGCATCCAGTTTTCTTCTGTGTAATCAAATGCTCTACCTAATTTATCAGCACCTTTAGTATCAAGGAATCTAAGATTTCCTGGAAGTTCTTTATTAATTTCTTTTAGAGTTATGCCACCCCTAACTAAAACAGATTCAGCTAGAGCTTTAGTATTAGATAATCCATGTGCACCTATCAAACGTTCAACTAAATACTGAAATTGTTGTGCCAACGCTGCTTCCGACGGAGTACCTGCTGATATGTGCCCCTGCGCTATACGCCACGCTGAGAGCCTCTGAGAGGCTGTCGTACCTCGGACGATAGGCGTCATGGATCGCTCAAAGGCCGCTGCTATATTCCTAGCTGTATCTATGTATTCTCTAGCGAACGGACGTAAGTCTTTAGCATTCCACCAAGTAGCAAATCTCAGCATTATTGCTTCAACAACTCTATTTTGTGGTATATCTTTTCCTAAAACCCTAGGATTAGCTCTAAGCGCATCATACACATAGCCGTTTATACGATGTGTCATTTGGGAGTTGTATTTCCCAGTTACAGTTCGACGTAGTAAATTGCGAGCTTCTTTCATCACATCATCATATAGAGCATCGCGATGTGGATTGAAGAAGTCTTTCATAAATTCGCGTGCAGACTTAGCTTCTATAGAAGAGGCTCCTGCTTCTTTAGCTATCTGTTCTAACGCACGAGATAGATCACTACCCAGCTGGATTGTTCTAGAAGGAGGAGCACCCGACGCTAATGTATCTTTAGCAGCTTGACTGGCAGTTTTGAATAAAGGATCTAACAATTGTTGTGCTATAACATTCTCATTTCCTGCTTTTAGATCTTCAACAACTTGGGATGGTTTAGCTTTCCTAAAGTCATCCACTAATTTAGTTCTCAGCGCCCTAGAGCCACCCGCTAAATTAGCCACGTCACTCAATCTAACAGAGTAGCCTTCTGAATCAACTAATCGTTTTCCAGTTTTGAGTATAGCTTCTTCGGCAGTTCTTAACATATGAAATATTACAGAGGGCTTATCAGTAAGAGATATTCCTTTTTGTTTATTAGCCCATGTAACAATTCTATTGTAGAGGTTAGTTTGTCCTACATGATTAATCTCATCGAATTTACTAGCACCTGCAAAAGAGTTACCAATATTAGTAGCAGTAACAGTTCTAGATTCTGTCAAAGAACTCTTAGGAAATTTAGGAGGATAACGTGCTGATTGGATTAAATTAGCGGGAGTCACACCTTCTCTTAGTTTTTCTATTTGTTTGTTGATCATATTCTTTAATACGGGACTTTTATTTGAAGCAGCTTGAGCTTTCAAAAATGTAATAGCAGTAAGAGCATCTGGATCATCCGGCATACTACTCAATTGTTTTTTAGTCAATTTACGCCAATTTATGCCCTGTCCAGAAACTTCTTCTATAAGATCTCTCATAGAATTAGCCCTAGCTACAGGGGCAGCTATAGTATCAGCTGTATCTACAACTGCCATAGAGGGCATGTGCTCTGGAAGTGTAGTTATCTCATCTATATGTGAACTAGCTGTAATAGCAGGTCTAGACAAATCAGGAGCTTGTCCTTTGTACACATTAACAGGAGCTGGTCCTGCTTGAAAAAGTCTAGCAGGTTCTTGCAACTGACCTTTAGAAGGAATAGTGGGCAATGGAGCTACACTAGAAGGAATGCCAGGAGGTTGTTGAGAAGCAGTTTGTGCTGCTCTCCGAGCGATATCCTCTGTCAAACTTCTGGCAGTTACATCTCCTGCTTCTTCTACCCCACGTAATGCTTGCACACTACGAGTAGCTCCTCTTCCTATATTGCCAGCTATTCCTAATCCAACATAAGTCAAAGGATCTGCTGCTACATCTAATCCAAACCCTAAGCCTGCTTGAACTGGTTTTGGTATATCAGTATCAAACACATCAGAGTATTCTCTAACTACATCGGAACCTAGTGTTTTATCTTTACCAGAAACACCTCTATAGAATGCTTTAGCAGTTTCTACAGGAGCTTCTGCTATTCCTTCTAACAGAGTTCTATTATCTAGATTTCTTCTGTGTCCTTGTTCGAGCGCAGTTTTAGCCATATTCTGTACACCGTATAATGGACGAGAAGCTATATCTAGAATTCTATTAACAAACGAAGGTCCTCTAATGTCTTCGGTAGTCGGCACAGAGCCTTGAGCTTGAACATATGGAGAGAGTACAGCATTAGCAATTAGTGTATTTTGATTGAAAGAAGGCAAAGGTCCAGAGCCTGCTTGCTGACGAATAATTTCAGCAAGCAGAGCTCTGAGATCTTTCGTAGCCATTAGGCATCCCGTAAACGAAGATACATGATGAGAGCTTGTCTAGAAGCATCCGATATTTGTCCTTTAGCATACATATCATCTACTTGATTAAGCCACCACTCCGCTGTTAGAGGCACAAAAGTACCAGGGACTGGAGAACCTGTAAGTTCTTGTCTCCCTGTAATAGCCGATTGACTTCTCTCTAATGAACGAAGTGCAGCGCCAGCTTCTGCTTGAATTTGCGGATGCAAAGACGCCATAAATGAATCAGGAGTGAGTTCTTGTTGTTCTCCACCTTGCAACTGCTGCTGCAGTATGTCAAATAGCATACCTTGTTGTTGTGATGCTTGCTGTTGTGCTGCTCCTTGTGCACTGCTGTATGCCTGACTAAATGCTTGATTAATTCCAGCAGAGCGTTCGGCTTCTGTAGCTGATACATAGTCTTGTAGTTGTTGCAGTAAATCACTAGAACGATTAGCACCTGTAAGAGTAGCTAGAGGAGATCCTTTTCTATAGTACGTCTCATCTATATCCGCTATATCCATGTATCGTTGTTCGTTAATAGCACCTAATTCATCTGCTCTTGACATAGATTTAGCAGCTTGTTCACCTAACGGATTCAGCACATCTGGGGCTGCAGATTCAATTCCTAATTTAGCATACAAATCAGCCTCTTGACCTGCTATTTTAGTGTAATTACCTTCAACAGTAGTCTTCAGTTCATTGTATAGCTGTCCAACATCTTCTTGAGCTTCTTGTGCTTGGGCTGCTTGTTCTGGAGCTAGCCTCTCGTAATCTTTTGCGAGAGCAGAATACATGCTGGTTATATCTTGCTTCCCTCTACCTGCTGTTTTTTCTGCTTGTGCTATGCGTTCATCAAATATAGGATCTAGCTGCGCTCGTATATCTCTCATAATAGCATCTCTATCAACAGAAATAGGACCTGTCAACATACCTAATAACTGATCGTATAAAGATCCTAGTCCACTGACTCCTGCACCTGGATTGGCTTCACTCAATCCTGTTAATGAAGGCTGATTGGTTTTTCTAGCATATGGAATTTGAGGATTTAATCTATCATCTAATTTTCCACGAAGAGAATCTATACCACTACGAATTCTAGGAAGTACATTAAAGTGCTCTTTATCAAATTCATTAATTCTACCAGCACCTTCACGTGCCAATCTAATTAATTCTAGTGTTCTTTGAATATCATTTAATATAGGCATATTAGACTCCTATATTGTACTGCTGTACCCTACGTTGCAAAGCTTGCTGTTTAGATAATTCTTGAGCCAATTCATTCTGACGCCTAAATCCAGTCTCTTCAGCTAAAATATCTGCTAAGAGCTGTTCGTACGCTTGCTGAAACTGAGTCTGCTGTGCAGTGAAATCTTGCAGAAAATCGCCGCGCTCTTCTGCGAATAATCCAGAGTGAATTAATCCTCTAGAAGCAAACTCGTTTTTCATTTCTTCCAACTGCCGATCTCTATCCAAACCTAGCTGCTCTTGAGTTTGTTCAAATTGTACACCCGATTCACCACGTCTACGCCCTGTGTCGCTCAGAAAGTCTCTTAGAGTTCTTTCTCCTCCGCGTAGGGACTGTTGATATATATCATCTCCAGCCAAAAATGTGCCTATTGAAGGTATGGGCTTTGGCTTTGGAGCTGGCGGCGCCTTACGAGACACAGGTCTAGGTGAAGCTGGAGGGGAACTAGAAACAACAGGAGGACTTATTCTTCCAGAGGGTGCGCTGTACTGCCTAGGAGCAGATGCTCTAGGAGTTGGTGAACTTTTGCGCTTAGTAGATTTCTTACTACCGACATTTCTGATGGGAGTACTACTGCGACCACTACCCCCTGTATCTATTAAGCTAGCCATTTATATCTTCCTGCCTATATCTGGACTCATGTAGTTACCCTTTTGTTTTGCCTTTAATCTTCTTAACAAAGCAGCACGCCTTGCAGCATGTTTTAAATCTCTCTCCCTATAACCCATTTTATCTGACGGGCCTAGGTTAGGAAAAGATCGTCCTCCACCGTATATTTTGTTACCTACGGCGTAAGGTTGATGTTGTTTTCCATAAGTAAGCATTAGGAAGTACCTGCCGAAACTAGTTGTTTCGTCTTTATTAGTGCGACAAATGATAACAATTTAGTAGGTTGTAAATTGGATCCGTCAGTCTCCATCATAATGGAGAAATTAACTTTTCTAAAGCGTAAGCTTTTTAGGAATTTTACAAACTTATTAGTATTAAATATTGTATCTGCTTCGATAGAAGTAGGAGTTGACACAGCGCCTAGTAGAGGTATCTCCCATGTATTTAAATCGTTCCAAGTCAAATCACCTAAAGATAACCAAGAAGGAGAAAATTGTATAGTAATAGGTTGCACAGAACCTACAATATCATTACCTGTTACTACATCTGCACCCCACCAAAATAGCCTCTTATATCGGATAGGATCTGCCATGTCATATGTTTTAGTTGTAGCAATGCAATGCATTGTGCTAGTACCAAAACCCTCTACGTCATCATCTGTAGATTTATCTGGTATTCTTATTTGTTTGTAGCCTAATCCAGCAGAAACAGAAAATGAATATCCTGTATAGTAAAAATCAAGCGCAAGTCCTGAATCATCATGTATAACCTTGACCAAAGGACCAAATATGTGCCATTCTACGTCTTCAAGAATATCTGTTTTTCGCCATTCTGACCATGTCTTGGTTCGTAAACCATAAACATATGTTCTATTGAAAAACCGTACGACTAAGCGATCACCTAGTAGAGATATGTGCTGATCCTCATGTCTAGTAGTAGTACCTGTTGGCATAGAAGAGTCAAGTTCAAAAGGTATTTTGAGATTTATTATTTGAAAATTAAAGTTAACTATTTCATATACTTTACTGTGATGCATACAATACACTGTATTTTCATACTGCACAACGCCAAAACTATCTCTTGATCCTACTACAGTGTTAATTTCTCTTAGCACTGCATCTGTAGGATTAAGGTCATATGCTAATACGAAAGTACTTTCACTCTTAAATAAGAGCAAGTTGTCCTGATACACAATTAAATTATTTAAAGTGGTTCCATCACCATCGTTAACATCAATAAAATTTGTACCTGGCCATGTAGTAAAATCTGCTGCGTCTGAGAAATGCAACCTAGATTCATTAGCGACACCTATACTACCAGGACAAATGTACAACCTATTCTTATGAACAACACAGGCACTGCCATTAGGCATAGCTGCAACTTCAACTACAGAACTGGGTGTCCATGCTATTCCTTCTAATCCTGGAGTAATTGAAGGCAACCATACTGTGTCCTGATAAACTACCATACTAATACATTCACGAGCTGTAGAAGCTGGCAGTAATTCATCCCATGTCACACCTAAATCGTCGCTAACAAAAGTTTTACCCGGTTGACTTGCAAATAAATACACAGTACCACTGAACGTAGCTGTTCCGAATATCAGTAGACGTGAATCTGTAGCGCCTTCTTCTACAACTGAAATGGGTGGTCTATTAGTCAAAGAGCCATCAAGATCTAATTCCATATTTAATGATTCAGTTAATTCATTATCATCTATTATAGTAGGGTCCGAAGCGGTGTTCAGGCCCCCTACAAATGGACCTAATTTAAGGGCTTCTGCTGGCATGGTAACCTACCAAGCATCATCTTCACACACAGTAATTCTTGGATAAGTCTCCTCTACTCCTGCCTGATCTCTATTGCTTAATAATCTTACTTTATCATCAAATATAGCTTTATGAAATGCACTAGCCTCTAACTCTTCATCCATAGTAGTGGCTCTCTGCATACAATAATCAATTATAGCTGTATGGTATATGTCAGGAACAGAAAGTAAGGTGCTCACATCTGTAATTGGTAAAGGCATTTTAGAATACAGTATTTTCAATCCATCTGTTATGTCAACCTGAGGTTCTGGAAAAACAAATATTTTACGACCATAGGCTGTATAGATGGCTGGAACGCCCTGAAATTCAGAACCGTCCCAGCCATCTACCATAGTATCAAAATTATGCAAACTATAGAATTTAAGATGACTATAACTAACAGCATCTACTGAAATTTTGGCTCGTACTGTGCGTAGCAGCAGTAAATCCGATGGAAAAAGATATTCTTTAATACCAGTTACTATATTATCTAGAGCTATTTCTTCCAATAGATTATCGTTGTGCAGCACGATATCTTTTTGCGCATTATCTATATAGGAAAATATATCTGTCTCAGTTAGTTGAACAGCCGATTCGTCACCAAAAGATCTTTTAACCTGCGCAAGAATATCCGCTACGTTCATACGATCTCCCTAAACTCTGAGTCATATTTTTTACCATTATGTTTCCAATAATTTTTCTCATTACCTAATGCAAATTCGCTAAATTCTCTGGCCTCGGACATCTGATCTATTTGTTCCTTCATTCTCATTAGATCTATAGCTTGATTATGAGCTAACATTCGTTGTAAAACATCTCCGTGCTTATTATCTGAATTTATCAACTTTTCTAAAATTGATACAGGAGTGTCAGTATGCGAAGCATACATAACTATACTGTTAATACGAGTATCAAAGATGCAGTACGGGTTAGCTTTATCATGTACAGAAGTACGCATATGCTCAGGTATCCATCTAAATTCTAAATTCGGATTGTAGTCTCGTACTAATTCAGCTAACCTATCAAATTCTTCACTTATCCAACGATCTACTACAGGAGGCACAGGAGTTGTCATGTAAGTATTCCTAACAATCTGTTAGTTTCACCGGCCGCAAAATAGAGATCTTGTAGAGTTTGTCCCTCGTATTCTACTTCTAATTTAGTTAATAATCTCAACTGTTCTTTGTCAGCTAAGCTGCCTGTCACAAAACCCTGACTAGCGAGCCCAGCGTATATCTGATCGGCTAAAGTGCCGTTCCCCAATAAGATGGGCTCCATAAAATCAGACCTCAGTTATCGCAGTCAGTACACCATGAGCATTACGACGATGGGTACCAAGTTCGCAATACTTATAGTAGTCAGCCCCGTAGGCATCGTAACGACCGTTAGCATCAGTAAACCGATACCAACGAGAACCATCACGATTCATAAAGCCCCAATCGCCAGCCTGATAAAGCTTTAGTTCGTTCTCAGCCATAAAGTACAGTCGGCTAGGCTGGCAATCATAGTCAGCAACAATAGGAATATCTTTTCCATCAACTGTGAATGCTAAACCTTTGTAACCACCAGCAAACTCTATAGTATTGACAATCTGACGAATACTAGAAAGCAAAGCAAAGTAAGCCCGCTGCACTCCCATTGAACAAAATCCTACTGTAGGCTCTCCACCACGCTCGCGTATACGGTGAACCATGGCAATCATACGAGCCTCAGTTAACGCGCCAGCAGTAGTATCAACATTACCTGTCCAAGTAGGATGAGTTATGTTGAACAGTGCTCCAGTACCGTCTCCATTAGGACCTATAACTATGTCTGCAAACCCAGTTTTCTCTTTACCACGGTTACCATTACGAGACATTGTCCAACCAGTTAGTGTTGCAGTCACTGCAGGGTCAAGAGTTATAGTAAAGGGACCAGGAGGAGCAGATATGTCAGTTATTCGTACGTTAGCATCCTGTAGCACGCCAGCACCGTTGTATATATCAACAAACATATCTATCTCAAGATACTGCTTGTTAGTAGTGATGAAAGTTGTAACAGTGCCGTTAGCTGTAGCTGTCGCAAGAATTCCAGCAGTAGTGCCGTAAACCTGACGGTTCGTATCTTTCTTAAGACCTTCCCTCATTCCATTAAGTTCTAAATCAATAGCACTTGCGAAAGCCTGAGGGTTAGTACTAGCTAATTCAAAAGTCTGTCCAGTCATTAACACAGGACCATACAGATATTTCAAGTTAACTCTAGCCGCCCTGTATCCCTGAGTACGGGGAGTCGGAAGCGGTTCCATTTCTCCACGAGCACCCATGCCATGGTTCCTAGAAACTCGCACAGGCCAAGTAGTATATTTACCGCCAACAGCGTCTTGCGTAACACCTTCACTAGTGCGCTCTACACGCATAATAGTTATGATAGTGGATTGGAGCTGATCACGTAACTTTTTTTCGTAAACCTCTTTAAGAATGTTATCCACCGTAGTCATGGTAGTAGTCATAAAAACTAACCTCTTTCTGATGCATTAAGCATTTGAACTATTAAATCTTTTGTACCTTTACTATCCAATTTCTGTGGATCTACTCCCGGTTTTGGAATAGGACCACCTGAACCTAGCAACATAGGTGCAGCCGACCTACCACGAATTTCAGAAACTAATTTGTTATAATCCGCCATAGCCTCATCGGGAGTCATACCAGCATGCAGCATTCTCATAACGATCTCTCGCTCAGGAAAATCACCATGCTTATCTTTAAGCATACTAAGTTCCTTTTCTAATGCTGCTTCCTGCTTCTTTTCTTCTGCTGAAGTAAGTTCTGATTGATGTTGTGCTACCACAATTTTACTTAGAGTATCAACAGTTTGCTGTAATTTTTGGTACGCAGGGTGCGTCTCTATATCTAGACTAGGAGTAGTAGTTCCATCATCACTAGGTTTAGATTCCTCAGCCATTTCTTTAACTTCCTCTGTAGATATACCTAGAAACTCTCCTAATCTTTGATACACCATTTGTGGATCTCGTTCAGCTACTGACATAAACTTGAAGGCAGTATCCGCATACTCTGGACTTATACCACTCTTTGCAAAATCTCTCCAGGGAGCATGCTCCTCTTGCAGTTTGTTGTAACTAGAATCCCACTCTTTTAAAACATTAGCTGCCTCAGTACGTTTCTCCTGAGGTATGTACTGTACTAAATCATTCCAAGCAGGATTGCCACCTTCAATTAAAGGAATACCAGAGGAAGGATCTCCTGGTTTAGGAACACCTACCTCTTCATCTTCCGGTCCGCCTCGTCCGTTTAGCTGTGCCCAATAGCCCTGGCTAAACCTATCCATACCCATTACTGACTCCTAATATCCGTTGGAAGTAGCCTGTGTTAAACGACGTTTCAATATGTCATCACTATATGGTCTTTTTTTCTTTTTTTTCTTCTTCTTTTCTTCTAACATAGGAGAAGCAGCATTTACATTCTTTACATAATCACTATAGTTAATAGTCATATCAGTCGTCTTCTGCCATCGGATTCAATTGCTCCCACAAGCCTTTACCAGGAGTCTGATAAAAAAATCCAGTAGAAGTGTTGAACCAAACAGTTCCATACGTTTCTTCTGTATCCGCAGGATCCTCTTCGGAAATGACAGGAGGAGGAAGTATAGCAACTAGTGAAACAACTCCTGTCCTAAGAGCTTCCCTAATACTAAATTCTTTATCATTTCTTGTCAAAGACTTCACTACATGTTCAGGAGTTTCAATCCTATTTATTAATATATAATCTAAATCATCATCCCGCATAGAGCTCAGCGGAGCTGTTTCCGGCATTGGATTCATTAAGTTCATTTCCCCCACCTTCGGGCATCATTTGTTCTGGCTGCTGTACCTGCCCATTATCCGAAGGAGGCTGTAATGGACTTGGCATGTTTCCTGGCATATCTAAGGACATGCCTTGTACCTGTGCTTGCATGTGTTCTCTAACATGCTCTTCAAACAATAATTTAACCTCAGGAGTTGCCATCTCGAATGCTTGTGATTTACGATATCTATTGTGGTATTCAATATGAAGTGCGTGGTTGTCATACGAATTTGTAGGTATAATAAGAGGAACTCGTAAAGGCTGACCTGTAGCTGTATCTATTCTCTGAATTTCTGGTCTCTGTTCCCATTCTTGTTTAACTCGAATCATATCTTCTTTAGTTGCTTTACTCATTTTAAGATTTTCACGTTGCGCGTGCCTAGCGTCTACCTGAACTTGTTCATAAATCTTATTTAACCCACCAATTTCAAGAACTTCAAGACCTTTTTCTGGAGGTATAAATCCCATCTTCATAAGATCCATAATATAAGCTTGCTTAGCTGCTTTAGATGTTGGAAGAGCAGAGCCTGCCTCTACTACTATATCTGTATTTCCTCTAAGATCAGATCCTCTAAATGCTAAGATATCAAACGAGTTATCCAATCCAACAGTACGAATTGTACGCTCTTCTTGCCAATAATCTTTTACATAGACAAGGCAGTGATGACCTAGTTTCTCAATACATTCTTCTAGCGAATCGTAATGTGGAGCTATCAAAGATTCATCTTGTTCTTGCAAATAGCTGATAGCTACAGCGGCAGTTACTCCAGGAGGAGTTTGTCCTTGACTAACTTCATGTTGTCCAGATAGATCAGCTATATCTGTATAGAGTCTACTAACTTCTTCTGTAACATAGGAAGGTAAATTCTGCATAGGCATAGGCTCTGGGCGTTGATATCCCATTTTATATTCAATTACGAGTCCTGGTTCTGACGTTATTTTACTGGTAACTATAGAGCCCTTCTCAGCACGCAACTGAGGTTTAGCCATAAGGTTCTTTGCTTCAATTATCTGTCCGCGAGTTCTATTGAGTTCTCTATTTAACGGTATCAGATCTTCAACAATAGATGCACTATAAAATTTTCCAGTAGGAATACCCTCTAGCTTGCTAAAAGGATATTGTCCATGACTGTAAGGCCAACCTTCAACCCCACGTAGAATCCTATTAGCAGCTATTGTAAAAACTCCACCTTCTGGCAATTCAGGCAGATATCCTGGTTTAACCCATACTTCTAGAACTATAACTGTATTGTCCTGTGATCCCGCATCAATACCCATAACGCGCAGCAATGACTCATCAACAACTTCTAACTCTTTACCGGATATTTCGACATCAAAATACTGTTTTACCCACTCTTTATGCATGACCTGAGCGTGAATAATACAAGGCTGCTCTTCTATTTCTTCTTGTTTTAAATCTTCTACGAATATATGGAAAGGAGTTATTGCCTGAACCTCTATATCTCCATCAACATTATTTAAAGTATCGCGTTTGGCGGGGTTCCACCAGTGTTTAATGAATGAAGTACCTGTAGTAGCCTGCCAGAAAACAGCTCGACGTATAGTTCTATTGAGCTTTAAATGTCTCCACAGATGAGTCCATATCTGCTCACCCGCTTGAGCCGCAAATATGTCTCTATCTTCAACAGAAGCTGGTATTATGTATGCGTTAGGCTGTTGAGATGTTAATCTAGATATTTCTTTTCTTACAACTTTTCGCACCTGATTTATTACTGGTCGAACTTTATAGTATGGAGCTTTAGGTACATGCAGCTTATATCTAGATGTTCCTGTTTCGTTTATAAAGCGCAGATAGTGCTGCCCAAAATAGAAAGCTAGATCTAAATACCACTGCTGCTCTTGCTTAGTACGATACTCTTGTGCTCGTTGGAATTTCTGCATTCCATCAGCAGCTAGTTTTTCTCTTAATTTAACTGCCGATTTATTTTTGTCCGTGAACATCCCTGTCGAATACTGCTCCAAAGTCTTCAAGTGCTGCTTGTCTGATGTCTGAGTCAAGGTCATCGAATTCAACACCTCCTAACGCTACTATTCGATCAGCCTCAGATTCGTCATCTCTGGGTGTGTACTCTTCTTTATCATCATCTTGCATCTCGGATGTCTGCAAGGCTAAGTATGTCCTTAGATCCCCGGCTTGAAGACGATTTAGTAGATTTTGTTGAGCTTCTAGAAGTAATTTTACTGTCGGATTTTCCTTCGTGTGAAGGTAAATTAGGTACGTGTTCATCGCTAGTACTGACATCACTATCACTATCAGTAACAGAAGAATCCACAAGTTCATTTATCTCATCCTTAAGGTGTCCTATAAGATCTAGTAGATTGTCCGCAGAAGTAGCTACTATATCTAATTCCTTATGTACACTGTTTATAATAGCAACTGCGGCTACAGGGGGATCTTCTTTCTCTTCCTCTTTAAGGATTCCAGTCAATCTAGCTATATTGAATAACTCAACAACACATAAATCACAAAGATAAATCACATGAAATACTTTAGGAGCTATTTGGATCTCAACACCTAGATCAACATACTTCCTTTCTAGGTTTTGAGAACCGCAAACACAACATTTCCCAGGAGCTAAAATCGGACCATTCTCTAGTACTTTCATTTTTGACTGTGCTATAGACACCTCTAGCTCCCTAAGGTAATCTGGATCAGTTTCCGTGGGCATCCTATTATACTTAATACGGAACTCATCTACAGTCAGCATCAGTAGATGTCCTTAAACAACCAATAGAAGGCTGTATACATAACTACAATAGTGCATATGCTGCCGAACATACAGCCATAAAGAAACTTCACGTAATCTCTCCAAAATCTAGATCTCGTATGTCTTGTGACAATGATAAAGGTGAATGCATAGTATCTTTGTCGACTCGCCAAGGAAAATCTTTTGGCCTAGTCTGTGTAAGAGAGAATTCTTGTATATTTAATGCTTCTGTATCTTCTCCTAAATCGGGTAAGAATTTGTATAGATACCCAACAGAGTCAGTACAGTGATTATCTTTATCAAGAGGTTCTTCTCTTTTGTTAGAAAGGTCTGCTATCTTAGAAGTTAGATAACGCTTCCAAGGTAACTTTCGGAGTTCCTTAATTAGATTAGGACAATCTTCTGTCATCAACCAGTAATTACGCATTAGATAATCATTCATTTTATCAATTTCAGAATTATCTTTGTGCTTCTTACTTGGCTTAATAGGTACGCCATGCATAGCATATTCAATCAACAAAGAGTGACCTGTTTGTTTACTTCGTTGTGACATAGACGGGTCACCAACATACGCAAACGGTTCTACGTCTAACTCTTTATTACGCTCTAGAACCACTTCTGAATGCATTCTAGCAGTCCATTCAGACCTGTAATGTTCACTGAATGTAACTACTCTTCCATCAGGAGATACTCCATGCCACAGCCATGCTGTGGGATTGTTAAATCCAGCGTCTACCGAACACCATACAATCCAATTCTTTGGAGGAACTCCACTACGTATAACATGCCTATCTTCGTCAAAACTCTTAAAAACTAAACCACCTCTAGGAACAAATTTACCTTCAATTCTAATTGTTTGTTCTTCCTCATCTAAATCTTCTTCGAGAGTCTTAATTCCTTCCTGCGATATATGTACATTGTCTTTGCTACTAATATAGAATACTTCTACATTTTTAGCCTTCTTTTCCATTAATTCACTATATACCCATGTATGAGTACCTGCAATTGAAGTAAGAGTTAACCAGTACTTTCCATTAAAGTCTATTAATCGAGCTTTAGATTCAATGAAGATATCTCTTGGACACTCCTCATCACACCAAAGAAAGTGTCTAGCAGTTCCCGCGAATGATTCTATATCCTGTCCGTGTGCCTTAATTTCTATTTTGCTACCATTACGCAACGTCAACAGATGCTTTCTCTTACTGTAAGAATCTTCCCAAGAACTATTAATGAGTTGACTAGGAGGGATCCATTGACTTAACTTAGGTAGTATTATCTGATCGCAACCATATTCAAAGTCAACAGTGATGATTCTACCAAATGTAGGAGGCTCAGGAACTTTTTGATGAGGATGTTTACCTGTAGCGAATCGTATACTTTCAATTGTACCGGCTACTGTTTTTCCACTCCTGTTAGAACCGTATAGTAATCTACCTATAGCGTTACTTTTATGAAATTCAGTTTGTCCACCGATGTTAGGTTCATAGCTGTGTATGTTAGGGTTCCTCGCTGCATTAGTTAGTCCTGTACCCACCGCCTGTATTAGTTCTGCTAAGGATGCCGTCACTGTCCTGCGCCTAATTCTCTCAACGCGTCAATACATTTTTGTACTTGAGATTGAGTTGGAGGGTTACTGGCAGTTATAGGAAAACTAACAGTCCGACCAACTAACGGTAATTTACTATTAACTCCATTATGTGTATGATCTCCAGCAGAAGCCTGATCGTGGCTAATTCCTAGCGAATGATGTTGTGCAGTTTGAGAAGAATCTTTATCCGATTTTGTATGCAGTATATTAACTTCTTTGGCACCCATAGGTTCTGTCATAAGGCTATCCAATACATTAAATTGTAAGTAAGGCTATCACCAGAGTTCCAAGCCCACGAAGCAGTATTGCCTAAAACTCCCCCACTTGTTTCTTTCTCCATTTTAATAGTGAATTCATCAGGAGGGTTAACAGCTGATAATTGACACACACCTACCATACTAGGTCCGCTAGGACTACCAGCGTCGAACACTCTAGCTGTTCCTATAATATCATTAAAAGCATCTGTATTTATTGCCGGAATAGGTAACTTAAATCTCCACTGAGTGCCTCCGCCAGCAATACCAGAGCCCGCCAAATTTATAGCTGCGCTAACAAAAGCTATTCCCATGTAGTTTATCCACACACCGTCAAGAACAGCTTCATCTCCAAAGTTGGGCGAATCCCCTAATGCCTCTACTATCGGGATGAAGGGTTGTAAAACACCTCCCCCAAACTTCTTATCAACCTCGTCCAGATTTAACACATGTAAACTAGGCCATTCTCTAAGCAAATCAGTTACTGCTGGATTCGCAACCATAGCAACATCTCCACAAAATTATATAGGATACGTAAAGCAGCACGATAGCCTATCACTTTGTGCTAATGTAAATGGATTAGTTGGATCCCATAAAGTACCAGATAACCTGGAGGTTCTAAATTGTACCATATTAGAGTTAACGAGTACAGGAATTAATAAAGTACTATTACCAGTTAAATCACTAGCGTCAGCTAAATCAGCCCACCCTATAGCCTGTAAAGTGTTAGCTAGTACAAATAGTGGATTAGGGGCTACAGGGAGATTAATTTCATAAGTTCCTACTCCAGCATTAAAACCAGTAGTTCCAGCTGATATTATTACCCAACCACACATTAAGAAATTACCTAGCTTAGCAAATTTACCTACAATACTACCACCAGTACCAAACGTAGGGTCTGCGCCCGCGCCAGAGGTAGTCCAAGCTAATCCAGGAAATGACACCTCTTCAAAATTGTGTAGCTCGTCTATCTTATTCATGTTACCTGAATTTTGATTTACCCAATTGTTGTCACGTATTATTTCTTTCAAGTCTGGTTTAATCAACGCAGAGTATTTAGTAGTTGTAGTCCCCATCAGATTATAGCCTTATAAAAGAATTGACCGTCTATACGATCAAAAGCCGCTAGTATGAAAGGAGCACTACTAGCCCCTGCATTCATTCGGTTATTAGCTCTAAGATTAAATTTCTCTAATGCGAACCCCGCATGTCTAGGAGAAAATCCGTCCATCGGCTGTATAGCAGCCAAGTATTGCTGGCCTGCTGAGTTATCCTCTAAGCGCGCTTGACCGATGACATGACTTGCTCCGTATGTACCAGTCACGTCGTGAAAACTTCCGTCTATAACAAATGGGAGTGTAACCTGATAAAACCCCGAACCCGCTGTTACGCCAGAACTTCCAGCTCTTATGCTGAAAAGGCCAAACACAAAGTCTCCAGGCAACACAGAATAAAAACCTAACTTTGTCGGACTAGAACCTAAGTTAGGGTTAGTAGTGACAGCCTGCAATTCAGGTACGTATGTCTGCATTTCCACAGCTGCAATAGCATTAGTAAGTATCAAGTTATTCTTGACAACTAGCTTATCATTCGCTTCTTCTGTATCGTCTACCCACAGTCTAGCTTTTTCAGTGCCGTCTGGTTTAATCAGACTAAGATTAGTTGTTAGTGTAACCCCCATTCTATATCGTTCCTCCTATGTTCTGAGCCCCGCGACTAGTGAAGATGTTACCTCTTTCAGCTGTCGAAATCGTAACTTTTGGTCCAGAGCCTATCATCCTATTATCGTTTACTGCATCTGCTTCTACTATCTCTTCTATAATACTATCTTCTATAAGGGTTTCTCCATCTACGATTATCGTGTTACTAACTCCGGGCGCAGCAGCCAATAAATCAGCACCTATACGTGACAACACTGCTGGATCTTTAACGTGCTTGACAATGATTTCGATTACCAGTTGAAGTAGTTTACTAACATCAGGAGTGTCCTGAGAACGGAATTCCCCTGTAGCTTCAAAGTAGTATTTCAGCGCATTGAAGTCACCTTTACGTACCAGTTTAGCGAACTCAGTAATAGCTTCTGGTCGCACGTTCTTGAGGTTCTTATCAGCTCGATCAGATACGAATTTCTGAAATTTAGGGTTGTCCAGCCACGCATAATATTGAGTGGGGTTTACACCTAATTCATCGAGCTTCTGCGCTATAGGACGTTCGTCTGCAAAATTAGCAACAGTCAAAGCAGCAGCATGTTGTATCGAAGTTAATTCACCATTAGTCTGAGCACCAGCTGTAATGTATGGAAGTCCTCTTCTATCTAAAGCTGCTATCACATTCCTATTCTGTAAGAATACGTTAATCTCAGAGACCGAATATCTTAGGTCTTTAGCCGCTTGTTCAGGAGAAGGGAAACCTGAGTTGTTTAAGAAATAGTATCTCTCGCAGTACGCTATATAGTTAAATTCTTTCCTACCCATCTTTTTCATTACAGGCTTCGGTTTGTACCTTCCTTTAAGTAGGTCTGTCATCTACAACTTCCTTATATTTATTTCCGGGGGCACCCACGCGCGCGCGCGTGTCTATAGGGTAGCGTATTGTACCATGCCCTGTCAATAGCCCCTGACCAGGCATTATACCCCGTACCAAGATCAACTTGTAATTAACTTCTAAAATTTTCAACTGTACACTAACCTATATAACTACAGGGCCGTTGTTTCGCCTTTAGGCGTCTAGGTATTTGGGATAGTTTAGGATAATTTAAGTTGAGTAATCTAGATTTAGTTAAAGTTCTTGAGATTTTTTGAGGTGTACATGTGCATGTATATGGGACCACTGCAACAAGTTGCATGGAGAAAACCTTGACAAGATGCTTAGATATCGACATATTTAACTATAGAACTATCGAGATGTTGAACTATAGAAATAGCGATATATCGAACTATAGTAATATAGACGAAGTCGTATTTTGGGCATGTCGTACTTGCCATATTGGATAGTATACTGTGGAGAGTGGAAATAATAGGTGAATATATGGATGTAACGATGAATTAAATGTGCAATTAAATAAATGGCAGTCCCTCCTAAGTACACATTATCCGAAAATACGATTATAGGAATTGGTCTTGTAATTAGCTTAATTGGGTTGATGAAGATTGGAATGAAATAAGAGACAATCACAAACGGAGTGAAGTGATTTTATTTCATTACAATCTTTATCTGTCCCTATGCCATCCGATTCCACTTTCCATTTCACTCCCATTCCACCCCCCGTAATGTCCATAGATGATCATGTGTTTCTGCTGGTCAGGGGGCATGAGTTGACATAACCACAGTGGACCTGGTAGGGTTCACCACATTGGATTCTTTCCAGTCCACAGTAAACAACGTCATGATCATTTCACCCGCCATTTCATCACTTTTAACCTTCACGCTCTGTAGTCAGTACCCTCTCGATATGTAGCCACCGGCCATTAGAATAGTGAGGAATGAGTTAGAGATGGATGAATTAGGGACTGAAATATATAGGCTATTAGCTCGTAATGATGAGATGGGAGTTAGTGCTATTGCTACAGCGCTGGAGTTGCCTGTAGCCACGGTACATAGATACATGAGTAAGCAAAATACGTTTATTAAGACTGTGCATAGGAAATGGAGATTGCCTATTGTAGATAGAGATTGGCCGTTGTTTGGAGATGAGACAGAACCAGAAAAAGAGGTACAGTCTATATTGGATAGTCCACAACAGAATACCGGTAAGATGTTGGAGTTGATAAGGTACTATGAGTCTGTTATGGACATAGCTAATAGGAGAGTGAGGTTCCTAAAGAGACTTGGACAAGAGGTATACAGAGATAGGTAAATATAGGAATATAGGAATGTCTGAGTGGACAAAGGCTGCATATTGAGATCAATGAATAATACGTTTGGTCAAATTTTTTGACCGAATAGCCTATAGACAACTAGCCGTTTGGGTATAGTGTTGTGAGTATGAAGGCGTGTCCAGACAGCAAAGGCGAAAGTGCAAGCCGCACTTTCGTACGTGTGGTGCTCGGGACGTAACCTGTTTTTTGACAATTGGATTTGTGTAGTGACCATATGGCAACTCATGCGTGTTCTTTTCCTACGCAAGAGAGGGGCTGTATCTGTCATGGTTAAGAAGACATCGTGGGTAATCACATATGCCAATAGGCCGTGTGATGTCGTGTATTCGGAACCGGTTATGAGAATGCTCGTAACCGCGCATGACCCCGTAAAGGTTGAGCGTGTTGTAACAGAATGGTCAGTGAGAACATTCACAGAACTATCCCGCACAGAGGTGCCTCTGGACTCTTTGAGGACAAAGAAAGAGACTCCGAACGTTTGGATTTTCGCCTGCACTTCGGGGGATGCGTACGACATCACGCAAACGGACGACCGCGTGAAGGACGGAGACGTTCTGATCGTTCCGAGTGAGGGAATCGTGGGTGTTATGGTCGAGGCATGGCCAACGGCAATGACATCGGAGAATGGGCAATTTCACAAGCTTTCTTCTGTATTCCTCCATGCGTCTCCTGTATCCGACAGTCCTACGTACACCAAATCGTTTGTGTTGGCTGCAGCGTACGTACGTAGCAAGCCGTACCAAACAGCCGAGAAAGGGCGGATGGTGTGGAAGCAACTCATCCGGATGAATGAGGAAGTCCTAGCTGAGAAACACAACGTTTTGATTTAGGTATTCATCGTATGAGTTGCTTTATGGTTACTACACAAAACCGGCAGTGATATGGTGACTCACAACCTGTGTTTAGGAAGGTGAGTCATGGCAACAGTTTTGGGAAGTAAAGGTAACCCAGCGTCTCACAGAATGGGCAACTCCAAGCTTAAGTCACGTAGGGCTAAGAGTTGGGCAGACGGACAGGCGAGGAAGCTTGCACGTCAGAAGTTGCAGAACAAGCGCGCTGAGATCAATAGGCAGCGTGTAGCTCTGGGCGAACGTACTACCTGGCAAGAGGCAAAGTTTATTGCGCGTCAGCGTAAGCTTGGCATCCTGGTAAATGAGACGACCGCTCCTGTGGGCCGTTTTCTTGACCACGCTGAGCGTAGCACTAAGTGCCAGTGCGAGCATGCCGACCATTTCGACGGCATGCACCACAAGTATCTTAGTGTCGAGGCAGGCACTAAGAAAGTTGCCTTTGTTGGCGCTGTGTGTGATCCGTGTTTCCGTAAGCATGCTTACGGCGCTGTGGCGTGAGTCATGGCAACAGTACGGCGCTACATATTTGTAAGTCATCATGCCAAGCAATCTCAAATGTGGGACATTCAACCGTACTACACAGTGAACGATGATAGTCCCTTGCGAATACTAGACCGTGATGGGCAACCATGGAACGTCTGGTATAGTCGATTTACGGATAGTGAGTCTGTATCCGCTTTCGACATGGCGCGCGCTGTGTTAGGTGTAAGACTATCAGCGGTTGACTATATGGACTACAGGATGTCGTCCGATGGAATAGTGTATTGGGATGATGATAGAAA